TAATGCGTTTATTATTTTTTGATCACTACAATTTATGTAAGAATAATTTCTACCATAAGAAGTATAACAAACAAAATCTGGTTTAAAATTTAATTTCTGCAATATTGATTGATAGACATCTGTGTTTTCGTCTGGAACATAATTTTTTTGAAGAGTATATCTTTCTTCATTATAAAAATGTGTAACTTTTTTATTTTCGTAAATACAAATAGATGGATGATGAGATATATTTATAGAAACTATTCTCACAAAAATCTTTATTTTTTGGTCAACGACTCCATAGAAACTTTAGTAACTTTAATTTCAAGGTCTTGTCTAAAATCATCCACAGTAGTATCAGTATTGGGATCAACAACATCAGCATCAAAATCAGCTTTGCTATCATATACTTTTCCCGTTCTTTTGTTCTTTACGATTTCTTTAGCCTCTGCAGGTATTTTTTTTAAATCACTCATACTATAAATTTAATCTATCGATTGGTAATAGTCAATCATTCTTTCCAAAAAAACCGACTGATAATATAATTCTTGAAGACAGACTTATAACTTTGTGTGGTGTGCCTTTAGGTATAAATATCATATCACCCTTATCAATTTCATAATATTTTGTTGAATCTTCAAAAACTTTATATAAGGTTTTACCATTTAAACCTATTATAAAAACATCCTCTTCATCAATATGACTATTACCCGAACCACTTTTAAAACTAAAAAAAACATCACAACCATCTTTTTCATGTACTTTGTATTTAAATACTTCTCTTAAAAAATTTTGATAAAATTTAAAATCATCAAATTGATCTTCTAATTGTTTTAATTGAAACACTGCTTTAAAAAAATCTCCATTGTTTTTTGGATTTATATGTGGATCATTTTTTTCAATGTAATCTAGTAAAGAATTAAAATCATATATTTTTTCAAATGTTGTAAATTTTTTAACAAAACAAGTTTTATTATCTTTTATTTTTTTTACAAAGTCTGGTAGAAGGTCAATTTGAAGTCCCATTTCTTTTAGCCTTTTCCTTGGCCTTTATATCTTCGTGTTCGTTTTTGACGCTTTTCATTTTTATTTAAAGATTTTTTATGTTTTCGTGGGCCTCTTTTTTTAGGTTTATCTCTTGGTATAAAATGTGTAAATTTAACTTTAGCCATTTTCTTGAGATCTATCTATTAGTGCATAATTTATTGCTCCTTGAATTGTATTACTTCCTGTAGCTGCTTGCACTGTAATTGCATCACCCGCTTCTAAATTTAATCCTTGAGGTGCAGCATTAACTTGTGATTTTGCCGGTACATCGTCTCTGAAAAATTCAAACTCTGTGCTTGAATCAGAAGAGTCCACTAAATTCATGTTTACTAAAATAGCTGAAGAAGCATCACTGTTAGCACAATAAACGCTTTTTACAATTACTGTTGCATCGCTAGGACAAGTAAATACTGTAGTTTTACCTGTGCTAGCTTGTTTGAAACCTTGATTTTTATATCGTATTGTCATGATAAAAAATAATTAAAAGCATCCTGTTCATTTTTAAGTTCTTGTTGATAAGAAGTGTTTAACTTATCTTGCATCGTTCGTAAAGACTGAGTTACTTGTCTTTGGTTTTCTTCAGTATATTCTGAAGTTGGCTCTGGTATAACAATATCAACTCTAGCCATTATCTCATACCATCTGGTTGAATATCTGCTCTAAAGGTTCCATACCTCCAATTTTCATCAGTTGAAGTATTGGCTATTTTTAAATTTGCAGCTCTAGCTCTAGCTCTTGTATCTACCTTATCAGTTGTACCTGTAACAGTGAAAGGTCCGAGAGGCGAGGATGCTGAGGCATTTGTAGAATAATTTCTTAAATTTAAAGTTATCTGGCAATTACCTTTAAGTAATTTAAAATCTGGAATAAACCTTCGCATACTCATAAATACTTCACCATCACCTAGATTAAAGTCTCCCGATTGTATAAATGCTGGTATAGCTGTTTTTGAACCGTTGAAGTCAACTTCATTATTTCCTATTTCATGAGCGTAATATGTAGATGCTCCATTCACATTTGTTATTCCTTGAACAGTCGGAAAAGTAGGCAAACCAGATGTATTAAATTTAGATGCGTAAGGATTATTATACAAGGTAGCATCATGCCAACTTGTTCTATCCAAAGTGCCGGTAGTCCAAGTGTTTTCGGTATAGTTATAAGTCACAACTCTATCATTTTCAGTAGAACCTGCTTTAGGGTAAAACCACATTAATTCTTCATACAAATGATTTAACCCTGCAACAACTTGCTCTCCAGAGTTATAATTTATACCTAAGTTATCTCCTTTATCTGTAAATACAAAATCCTCAACTAAACATGGAACTGATTTTACTGTACCGTCATACACAAAAAAACCACCAGCTTGACCCATCCACCACATTCTACCATTAACATATTTTAATGCGTGTTGGCCAATTAATCCACAATTACTCCCTACTTGTCTTATAGAGAAAGTAAAAGGAGGCCCTACAAATTGCATTACATACGCAGAAGTATCTGTGACTATTAAAATATAGTCTTTTGCTTTAGCTGCACCAACTATTTTTACACCAGAGTCTATTCTAAAAGTTCCTGCAGTATTTATTGAAGTGGGTTGATAATCAGATAAATTTTCTTGATCAGAAAATCTTATAAACATTTTGTCTTGTGTGTTAGCATTTCCAATAGTAGTTTCTGTACCTAATATAATTAAATGTCTATCTCTTTCTGAAACAAGAGTCATCACAGATCTAGTTGGTGCACCGGAAATAACTGAAGCTCTAGTTTGAAGAGCACTTGTAGAAACTGATAACGGATCCCACTCAAAGGTTTTTCCGTTTTTTATTGTACACACTAATTTTTGTCCAAAGTGGTCAAGAGACCAAGTTGCAGGATCAAGTTGTGTAGTAGAAGATAATGCTGAATTCCCCCATCCAATATAATACTCAACACCAGCTCCTGAACTGTGTGCAGATCTAGTTCCTCCTGCATCTCTAGTAATACCTGTTAAGTCATTTGTAGATATACCCGTGTAGGTTATAAATTCTGCTCCAACTTTTATTGTTCCTGAAGTTGGAAAACCAGCAGTCGATGTAAGAGTTATACTTGTACCTGTACCTCCTGTTCCTGCCGTATCGTCTGCTAAACTTCCGTTGAGTGTACCAAGCACACCTGAAGCTCCACCCCAAGTACTAGCACCCCATCCATAACCATAGCTTTGTGTAAGGGGACCTGGTTTTATATATGGGTTGATTGTTGCAGCTCCACTTGCAGCAACTGAAGTACCTGCATTAGATGCCATAGTAATTGTAAAAGTATCTACAGTAGGAGCAGTAATTACTTGAAAAGTATTTGTAGTAAAATCTGAAATTGAATAACCAGCTCCTACAGGAACTGTTACTGAGGTAAATGTAAATAAATCACCTACTGATAATCCGTGAGCAGCTTTATTAACAGTCACTGTTGGACTAGTGTTTACTGTTGTAAAAGTAGCACCGGTAATAGCGGCATCCAGAGGTGTTATATCATAGAACACATCTTCATAAAATATTATTAAAGTTCTGTTTGTACCTAGTGCGGCATAGATATTACCATCTAAATCTGCATATACTAATTGAGTTGTTACCTTACCTAGTAAAGTATTAGAAGTTATTTGTGACCAACCACCAATCTTTTCAGGTAGGCCGTACCTAAACCTAACAAAGTCACCGTCAGTCCATTGACCCTCTGCACCTGTTTGAGTTACTTGTTTATTAAATCCTGGTTGTATTTGTACATTTGTTAAAGGCATTCGATATTATATCATTTTTGATCTATGTTTTCTATAATACTAAATCTTATAATTATATAGAATACTCTAATGTTAAGACAATTTTTTTGTCCACATCTGTGTGAGAAGTTTCAAAGTAAGGTGTAGTTTTTTTAAAACATACAAATTTGTTTTCTTTAGCTTGTATTTTGGTTCCTCCTACCATTTGTATATAACTATTATTAGTATTCATAAATAATATACCTATAAAATTTTGATTTGATTCATCTGTAGGTTCGAAGGAATTGTATTCTACAATCTCTTTTGTTTTTAAACAACATTCAAGTTTAGCCCAATTTATTTTAGAGGCTCCTATCTTTTTAAGTATGGGTGCTAAAATATTAGGAACATGTGAACTACTTATTCTTTCATTATTAACGTTCTTTACAAGATGATGTGTTAATTTAAAACTATCTAAATGTTTATACATATACCAAGGGAATTGTTCTTGAGTAATATTGTAAAAAATTTTTACAAAATCTTTATTGTAAATAAAATTGTTTTCAACTATCATCTTTTGGTTTTTCCCCTCTAATAATTTGATCTGGTTCAGTCTGTTTTTTTTGTAGATCTTCTCTTAATACAATATTCCAATCAGCTACAATTTTTACAAGAGTATTTCCAAAATGTCTTAAAGTTTCATCAGACAAATGCATTTTTTTATTATTCTTAATAATTTCAACTTCACTATCTTCAAATATTATATCGCAAGACCCGTCTTTGTATTGTTTAAATTTCATTATTGTCTACCCCCCAAAAATTTCTTTTATCCATAAATAAGTTTTTATTTTTTCCAAATGCGTCAACATAATGTAAGAAGACTTGTGCATTATAATCTCCTTTAAATTTCTCTCTCCAATGTTCTACTTCACACCCTAAATAAATAGCTGCATCACCTGGAGATAAATTAAAAGCTTTATTATTCATAAATATAGGCCACTTTGTGCCATCGTTTGAAATATTAACTGTAACACTTATTTCACAAGATTCTCTATCAACATGTTTTTTTAGATCTGCATTGTTAGTATACATTCTCCAAAAAGAATATGTTGGTAATAGTTTTTTGTTTACTATTTTTTCAAGTTTATTTTTATACTTTAACATTAAAGAGTCTGTTATTGGGTCTCCGTAAAAAACTGAATCATTCTC